TTTGTTTGGCGTTTGAGGTAATCCATGCCGGGCCTTACCCTCCTCCGCGTCGTGAACAACACTGAGATCGAACGCGCTGAGCGGGCTCGGCTCGATGCTGACGTTCAGGCCCGGCAGAACAGCGACCTAATCCTCGGGTTAGCGGCTTACCTCCGGGAGTGTTGGGACGCCGCCCGCATAGCTAAGGATCCCATCAACGACCTCATGCTAAAGGCCATGCGCCAGCGCAATGGCGAGTACGAGGCCGACAAGCTGCAAGCCATCCGCAAGCAGGGTGGCTCTGAAGTCTATATGATGCTGACCGAGGTGAAGTGCCGGGCGGCTGAGAGCTGGCTTCGCGATATCCTCCTAGATACCGGCTTCCCCCCGTGGGATATGCAGCCGACACCGATCCCTGATCTCTCCCCAGATCATACTGGTGAGATCCAGCAGGCGTTTGCTGAGCGGGTCGTGGAGATCATCCAGCAGACCGGTCAGGCTCCGTCGCCCGGCCAGATGTCGGAGCTGAAGGAGCTTGTCGCCCAGGAGTATCGCTTCAAGATCCTCCAGGCTGCCCAGACTCGGGTGGATGGGATGAAGATCCGCATTGACGACCAGTTCGCCCAAGGCGGCTGGGCTGATGCGTTCAATGAGTCCCTTACTGATCTGGTGACGTTCCCCTGCTCCTTCATCAAGGGGCCTATTGTGCGCCGTCAGCGCCACCTGGGTTGGGTGAAGGGTCCGGATGGTCGCACCACTGTCGAGGCGAGTGAGCGGCTAGCGCCTGAGTTTGAGCGGGTCAGCCCGTTCAACATCTACCCTGAGCCGGGCATTACCCGGCTGAACGACGGCTACCTCTTTGAGTACCACAAGCTGAGCCGCTCTGCCCTGGCCGACCTTATTGGCGTGCCTGGGTATGACGATGCCGCTATCCGCAAGGCCATCGAGGCTGGCCCCGGCCAGAGCTGGGTGTCCGAGACCATCGAGACCCAGCGCGAAGAGGAAGAGCGCAAGTACTACACCGAGATGCGCCCCACCGACATCTTCGACGCCCTGGAGTTCTGGGGGAAGGTGAGCGGCAAGATGCTCCGCGAGTGGGGTATGGACGCTGAGGAGGTGCCTGACGAGGCACGCGAGTACGACGCCAACGTCTGGATGGTGGGTAACTACGTCATCAAGGCGGTGCTGAACTACGACCCATTGGGCGAGAAACCCTACGCCAAGACCTCCTTCATCAAGACCCCAGGAGCCTTCTGGGGGCGGGGTATCCCAGAGATCATTGAGGACTTGCAGAACATCTGCAACGCGGCGGCGCGTGCCCTCGTGAATAACATGGCGGTAGCTTCGGGGCCGCAGGTTGAGGTGAACCTCGACCGCATCCCGCCCAACGAAGATATCACCCAGATGTACCCCTGGAAGATCTGGCAAACGCTGAACGATCCTCTTGGATCCTCGGCTCCGGCGGTGCGGTTCAACCAGCCTAGCGACAACGCCAGCACGCTGATGGCGGTCTATGAGCGGTTCTCGCGCCTTGCTGACGACCACTCCGGTATCCCGGCCTACATCTACGGTGATACGGATGTGAAGGGCGCTGGGCGCACCGCTTCAGGTCTGTCGATGCTGATGGGCTCGGCAGGCAAGGGTATCCGGCAGGTCGTCATGCACATCGACAACGACATCATCAAGCCGGTTGTGAAGCGCCAGTTTGTTTATAACATGCGCTACGATCCGGATGAGGCGATCAAGGGCGACGCTGAGATCATCCCGCGTGGTGCGATCAACCTTGCTGTCCGCGAGACGGTCAACGTGCGGCGCGTCGAGTTCCTCAACGCTACCGCCAACCCGGTGGATATGCAGATCGTCGGTATTGAAGGCCGGGCTGCTCTGCTCCGCGAAGTGGCTAAGAGCCTCCAGATGCCGGTGGATGAGATCATCCCTTCACGTGAGAAGCTCGACTACATGGTGCGGACCCAGCAGCAGGCGCAGATGGCGGCTCCTCCCCCTCCGGGTCAGGCTCCCGCACCAGCACCCGAAGGTGGCGGCCCCGGTTCGCAAACTAACATCGTAGCTAACCAAAATACTGGGCAGGCTTGATGACCCGTCCACCGCCTGAAGTCTTTGTCGCTATAGCCAGGGCTAGCAATATGGTGCTCCCCTGGCTCCAAGAGTGGCGTCAACGTGAGTTAGAACAACTACCTTTTGTGTCTGCGGCTAGTGTTGCTGTAGCGCAGGGTAGATGTCAGATGTTGACAGAACTATGCCGACTGATGCAGGATGCGCCCGACGTGGCTGCAAAACTGCGCTCGGACCTCAACAACAGGTAACGGGAAGTAGCAGCCACTTAACCGCGCACACCGATAAGGAGCGTTTTGTGGCAATTCCTGAGCAGATCCGTCGCCAGTCTGAGGCTATCACCAAGCTCTATCAGGACAATGTTGCGGAGGCCGCTGTTACAGAAGCAGCCCCCGTGGTTGTTGCGCCTGAGCAGGCTGAACAGGCCGACAGTGGTAACGATACTGCACCCGAGCCCGCGTCTAATGAGCAAAGGCGGCAGGGCACCAACGATGATGCACATGCCTACGAGCAGCGGTATCGCACGCTCCAGGGTATGTACAATGCTGACACCGCCCGGCTTCGGTCGGAAAATCAGCAGCTTAATGGCAGGGTTACGCAACTAGAGCAGTTACTGTCCTCTCTTTCTTCGCCGCAGCAACAGCAGCCTTCAGAGGCTGTGCAGAAGCTGGTGACTGAGAAAGATGTTGAGGAGTACGGCGACTCTATCGACGTTATGCGGCGTGTCTCTCGCGAGGAGACAGCGGCGTACCAGCGCAAGATTGCCGAGCTGGAGCACACTCTTCGTCAGGTGCAGACCAGCGTTCTCCCGCGCGTTGAGCAGGTTGCTCAGCGGCAGGCTGTAACGGCTGAGCAGGGTTTCTGGAGTGATCTGACTGCTGCGGTTCCCGAATGGCGCGACATCAACGCAAACCAAGAGTTCCATAAGTGGCTCCTGGATGTTGACCCGCTGACCGGCCTTACCCGGCAGACCTATCTGGAAGATGCTCAGCGCAACCTCGATGTTCGTCGTGTTGCTGCCTTCTTCACCGCTTGGGGAGGGTCGAATAGCCCTTCTGTTGCTCAGCCTCATCGGAGTGCGTCGGCTTCTCAGCTCGATAAGCAAGTGGCTCCTGGCCGCAGCCGTGGGGGCTCTGCCCCTTCTACGGCTGATAGGGCCAAGACCTACTCTTCGCAGGACATCGCCAAGTTCTTTGATGATGTTCGGCGGGGTGCTTACCGTGGGAAGGAAACCGAGCGCGACCGGATTGAACGCGATATCTTCGCTGCACAGCGGGAAAATCGCATCGTCGCAAACGGTTAAGTGGAGATAACCATGGGTTTCCCTGTCGCCCCTGGCCGCCCCAACTACTCGGGTAACTTTATCCCCGAGATTTGGTCCGGCAAGCTGATCGAAAACTTCTACGATGCTACCGTCCTGGCCGCGATCTCGAACACCGACTACGAGGGTGAGATCCGCAACCAGGGTGACACGGTGAACATCCGTACGACCCCGAACATCACGATCCGTGAGTACGTGAAGGGTCAGGGCATTGTCGTGGAGAACCCCGACAAGCCGAAGCTCCAGCTGGTCATCGACAAGGGCGAGTACTTCGCCTGCGTTGAGGACGACATTGATCGCGTCCAGTCTGATGTGAAGCTCATGGACATGTGGTCCAAGGACGCTTCCGAGCAGATGAAGATCAAGATCGACCAGCGCGTGCTGACCGACCTGCTCCCGGACATCTCGGCTCTGAATAAGGGCGCGGCGGCGGGTGCGGTCTCTGCGGCGTTCAACCTCGGCACCACGGCTTCGCCGCTGGCGGTGACGAAGGATGGCGCTGGTAGCACGGCCTCGGTGATCGACCTCATCGTCGATATGGGCACCGTGCTCGATGAGGCGAACTGCCCGGAAGCCGGTCGCTTCCTGGTGATCCCGGCCCGTATGGCTAACCTCATCAAGAAGTCCGAGCTGAAGGATGCGTCGCTGGTTGGTGACGGCACCTCCATGATCCGCAATGGCCGTCTCGGCATGGTGGATCGCTTCACGCTCTATGTCAGCCATAACCTGAAGGTTGATACTGGCGGGAAGTACAACATCATCGCGGGGACCAAGATGGGCCTGACGTTTGCGTCTCAGATGACTGAGATGGAAACGCTGCGCTCCGAGAGCACCTTCGGTAACGTCATCCGTGGCCTCCAGGTCTATGGCTACAAGGTGGTGAAGCCGGAAGCTCTGGTCCAGTCCGTCGTGACCTTCGCCTAAGGAGAGAAACACATGGCTGATTATACGGACTCCCTTGGGTTCTATAAGAACTCGGTTGGCTTTCCCTCCAACTACGCCAACCGCGTTTCGGTGGTTGAGATCGACCTCGACTTCCGCGCCATTGCTGCGGCTCGCGCTGCGGCCAGCGCGGCTGCCCTGGCGGCGACGGACACCCTGGTGATCGCTACTCTCCCGAAGGGTGCGCTGATCCTCGGTGGCGGTGCCACCCTGGTCCGTGCGGAAGGTGCTTCTGGTACGGTGGATCTCGGCATCACGGGCTCGCTGACGCTGTTTGCGAGCAACTTCAACCTGAATGGTACGGTCGGTGCGACCTCCGCTGGCACCACCCCGGCCTACCTCACGGCTGATACGAGCGTGGTGATGACCATCGACACCAACAGCATCGACGTGGCTCGTATCAAGGTTTCCATCGCGGTGGTGAACCTTGGTGCGGACCTCGGTGTGATCCCGAGCGCGTAACCCAGTGGGGGGCTTCGGCCCCCCACCTCTTTAGAGGAGACATATGGTGGCTCTCTATACGGGTATTACGTACTCGGGTTTCCGGGCAACCGACGCGCGCGTCGATAGCCTTGTCGTTGGTACGGTGACGAGTACTGCGGCCCCGACCTCGGCGGGTTCTACCCTGACCGTGACGGCGGCTGCTCATGCTGGTCGTATTGTTGCCCTGGACGCCCTCGCGGGTTCCACGGTGACGCTGCCTGCGGCTACGGGTACGGGCAACATCTACACCTTCGTGACGCGGGTTATTGCGACGAGCAACAGCCATGTCATCAAGGTGGCCAACGCGACCGACGTTCTGACCGGTTCGCTGGTTGTGGTGGACAATGCTGACGGCACCTCTACGACGTTTGGCACGGTCGCGGCGAGCGACACGATCACGCTGAACCGCACCACGACCGGCTCGGTGAAGGTGGGCGAACGTATCAACATCGTTGATGTGGCCCCCGGCTTCTTCAGCGTTACGGGTACGGTTGTTGGAACTGGTTCTGAAGCTACGCCATTCAGTGCTACTGTGTCCTGATAGGTAGGGGCTTCGGCCCCTACCCCCTTTTAGGAGCGCGCTATGCCCACCAACCTTACCGGCAGCAAGATTAAAGACACCTACACCCAAGTCTTGCACGTCGATGGCGGCCCCAC